GGACAATCTTCTCTCTCACACCATTTAGGTTCACTATCTGTGACTACATATTTTTTAGTAATTGTATTAACCACAGGGCTAGGATACCTAGGAGTTTGTAAGGTCTTATCCCCATTAGAGGAATACTGTACTCTAAGAGCACATTCAGTAGATCTAGGAGCTATATCTTCAATTTTACGCCGCCTAGCAAACTGGACCAATTGTTCATTTTCGAGTTTCTCATTTCTATTTTCTTTATGTTTAATATAATTCATCGTACAAGAAAAACAAAAAGATGAACCCGGAGCATTAATATGACCAAAAGGACATTTATACTCTTTTTCATCTGGAGAGAACGTTCCAGGGGGAGCTTTAGTCAGACCTGCCGCTCTAGCTTGCTCTAGAGCTTTGCAGACTGACGTATAATCTTCGGAGTATTGCGAGGACATTCTAGTTAAATCTATAACTAATGGGCCTCCACGATCACCAGTCCACTTCAGAGGTATTTTACTATCTGATTCAAGGCCTAAGTAAAAAACTTCGACGTATTCTCTTGAAGGGACTCCCAAGGTCAGCATCATTTTAACGTCTGGCTGGCCATTATTAATAAAATGTTGCAATACTTTTATATATATCAATCTAAGCTCTTCAAAGACATCCTGGTGAGCAAAACTCATAACCAATAAAGAATAAAATTGTTGTAAATATTGACCGGATGTTTTTCGATTAGGAGTATATAATATAGGGTGAATTAAACGAGCAAGATTCCATTTTGGTATGAAAAAATTCTTATATTGGGAAAAAACAAAACCAAGAAATGGTAAATCTGCCCAGGGTCGCTCTACACCTCCAACGAGCCATTTACATTCAAGCCCGTGTTGACCTAATAACCTCTCCTTAACTCTCATAACATCTAAAATCCCATCAAAACTCTGTTTAAGGGCCATTGAATTATCATCCCCAAACAAGTTCACTAATTGTTCATAAACTAATTCGGGTTCTGGTAGATATCCATGTTTTTGATAGTAGACGTAGGTGAGAAGATCAGCCATTATTTCAAAACCAGCTTCTATATTATTTACTGTTGTCATTCCAGATCCAGAATTGTTACCACGTAAACGTATAACAAGATCTCCATTATGGAATAACAAAAAACTTTTCTTAAGAGCATCGGTAACCCACTTAGCGATTCTCTTGTGGGGGGAGTTAGGATTAGCCTGACACCAGAGCCGATATCGTCTATCCGCTACATAATGCAACAGAACTTTACGATCATATCCACTGATGTCCCAATTAAGTCGAACTTTATATATAATATTACCATCATCATCGACTACGTTGAGCTCCCTATACCACTTATCTGTACCTCCATAAAATGGATTAAAGCCATACTTGGACCATTTGAAATTTTTCATATTTTCAGTTCCCAACCCGAACAAGCGGATTTGCCAGTACAGCAAGTGTGCAGACGTAGTTTGAAAAGTACGGAGCTTCTCTGTAATAAAATCAATTAAATCAGCAAGTTCCTCTTTACCACATGATTCATATATAGCAAGGAGAGCCTCTAGAAACTCAATATTTTCAAAATTTTTCAACCAAACCTCGGAGTCATACACTGATTGTCTATCTTTAAAACCGAGCCACTTCCATGGTATTGATGGACCTTTCTTTAAATCCAAGTGCTGACGTGTTTCCTCATCCGTCATTGACTCTGCAGAGAGAGGCACTTCCAACATTTTATCAACCATAGCCAGAGCATAGGAATGAAAACGATCTGGACTAGGCCAGGGTCGTACTTCATCAATCTTCATTTCGGCAATCTCAATAGATCTAGCTGAGGGTATATTATAAAAATATTTCCCAGAGTATTTCTGGAGATACTCCCACTCGTCGGGAAGAATAGTTTTTAAAAGTGATGGGGAAACGTACTCAGAAGGACCATTAGGAATCGCACGTTTCCGGATATGAGGCGCTAATTGTGCTACATAAACTAATTCTTTGTATTTTCTATTCGCAGGCACATCAACGTCAAAGTAAAAAGATGTTTTATAAAAACATTGATTATTTTTACTCACCCCTTTTATAGTAGATGAGTCACTCTCGGGGTTTTTGAGAGTGACACCTAAAAAAGTTCCTTAAAGTCAACAAAAAGAGCAGATGGTAAACACATGCCCCTATTATCAACAAAATTAGTAGAATCATGCAACCCTATAATACAATTATTAGTTACATAAGGAGATCCACACTGCCCTGGAAAAGAATCAGATTTATGAGTAATATATATTTTTCCAGATCCTACATCAGCAAGTGACGAATTGGAACACCAAACTTCAGTCCTGTCGAACGTACGAACGTCAACAGAGTAAAGTTTAATATCACGAACAGGAGTATCTTTTTCTACCGGCATTAAGGGTAAAACTTCACCAGCAACATTAAGATTTTTAGGTTTTAACATCACTGAGGTGTCGTTCTTATAATTATGAGTGAAAAGTAATTGATGGTATACATTATCACGAAGATAATAAGCACAGTACCGTCCAATTTCATCTTTCCTCAAAATATGAGTTTTGGTAACTATGAGAATCTTCCCATAAACTTGTCCTACAGTTCCCATCCCATTAAAGGAATAGTGACCTTTATCATAAATATATAGCTTAATCAATCCAAGTTTTTTACCAGCGGGTGTTTGAAGGGTTACTCGTTGAGTATTTTGGTTACGATCGACCACCGCTTCAGGAGTTACCCACTCCTCTTTATAGTCCGCTTGTTGTTCAGGTAAAATAACCTCCTGTTTCTTAGGTTTAGCGGGTAAGACTTCCTCTTTAGTCTTGTACTCTTTTTTACGCTTATCCGTCATACATTTATAGCATGTAGAATTCTTACCACGTAGATTATTACCACAACCAGTACATTTTTTAGCCTGCTCTGGTACTTTACAAGTTGACCAATGTGTACAATGATGACCACCGCAATGTGTATTACAAATTTTCGATGGCGATGTTTCCATATGTTGAGGACAATCAGAAGAATGAACACATTCAGGCTTCTTCTTGTCATTCTCTATCTCCTCTATTTTTATATTTTTCTTTTTCTTCTTAGAGGTATCTTT